CTTGCGTGTCTCGGCTTTCGCCTTTCTCTTGTATTCAAACTCGTTGAAATATCACTCGGATTCGTCGCATGTCGACGCACATCATCTACTGTCTCTTTGCTTAAGCTTGGTTGGCTTCGTTCGCCTTTATATTGTTGGACTGAGCGTGCCTTGTCGGAAGATGCATCCAGTGTATAGTTGAATGCAAGCTCGTTCTGTCTGCGTGGTTTGACAGTCTTCCATCTCCAAGTTGCGTAACGTTGGCTGTAGAGTCTATTTTTAGGGTGGCGACTCCACTATCTTTGCTCGTGTCTACTTTGGGTCTCTGGGTCTTTCTCTTCTTCGTTGTTTTCCCTCTCTTCGCCTTAAGCGTTTTCTTTCCCAAATTTCTAGTCTTACCTTTAGCTTGTGCTCTTAGCTGTGAAGTTTCTGTTCGCGAGGAAACTTTAGCCAGTGTGCTGTTCTCCATGAAGGTGACTTTATGAATTGGTTCGACATCTTTATCTGAGGATCCCGAGACTGGAGTGGTTTCGATGTAGTGATTGACTACAGCATTGAATAATGTTCCCTGGTCCACTCCTATCTTTGCGTTGATCTCCTCTTCAGCCTCATAACCCTGTCCCTCTTTGGATGTAAAAGCATATCGATACCGGTCCGATAGAAAAGACAGCTCCTTCTCATCAACAGGTTTGTCGTGTAGCAGTTTGTGGTTGCGAAGGAATATCAGGCTTTCAACCAACCTAGAGATCTTCTCAGCTTTGAAACCTTCGTAAATTGCCTGTGCGTGTAAATGAGGTCGTGCTTTAATGTAATCATTGTTTCCTACATATTCGCCTCTGGTCGCAAGGGTCTTCACGGGGTCTCTACAGATGACAACATCTCCTGGTTCGTTGGTTGGAGCAATGAACCACTTAGAACAGAAATCAACTGTCTTCCATGATCCGATGGATATCTCTGTGATTATTTGGCCTAAGCCTCTAATCGGATCGTTCGGATTCTTGGAAGTGTGTGAATTCATTCTTATAGTGGCCATTAAGTTGGCGAGGTTTTTACCAAAGATCGCTGTATCATCTCCCGATGCTATGACGAAATGTCCCGTTGTCCCGGATTCTTCAGCCCAAAACTCTGCCATGAAAATCGACCTAAAGGTATTCCCAAGCGTAGTCTTAGTAGAATGTCCAGAAAAAGTGGTACCCTTCAAAGGAATTGGCAGATACAACTTGTGCAAGTTTTCTCTGTCTTCCTTAACATCGGCTCTCCAAGCTTGCTGGTAAAACTCATCTCTCCACGGTCTGGCATTTGTGAGGAACGCGGGGCAGTAGACGAACGCTGTTGTCTCATTCTTACACAGCTGCTCCCACAGATCCAACCAGAAACGGCGCAAATTGACGGGACTCATGTTATATTCTACCTGAATAGAACTGTCATAACATTTCACAAAAGCTTTGTATATCCGGTCAGAGTTTCGAATTCTCCTAAAAAGATTATTTTCCACTCCATCCATCATTTCAGCCCATTGCGTACTGTCGTAGGCAGATCCATCCAAGGATATCACCAGATCTCCGTTCTTGACGGCTTCATCAAACAATTTCTTGTAGTCGTCCTTAGTGTAGCCGTGTATGAAGCCCGGGAAGATCTTTTTAATGGGTCTCCATAAGAAGCTTTGAATGTAAACGGGCATACCTCGATTATTCAAGGGCGGGACAAAGATGTTTCGAGGTCGCGCGCTTACTTTTGGTAGCAGGGGGTGCACGGGTAGCTCATCCGTGTAATACGTCTCCCCTTTCTTCGTCATGGTTTTGTATTCGTTCAAGAACCGGAATGAACCGCCCATAGCGTATGCTTTCAACTGCTTTTGTATAATCTGGGCGTAATCTTTGCATTTCGGTTCTGTCCATCCTGTCTCATTTTTAGATACTAACCAGGATAGATAATCAAACGGATTATTTAGGAAGCTGTCAGCAATCTCTTTTTCTAGTTCATCCCAAACTTGATCCCATTTCCGATTGCAAAAGGCAAGGAATCTATCCATCACCTGCTGATCAAAATGAACTTTAGGCAATAAATGTCTTCCAGCCATTCCATAAAGGGCATTGTGCTGGGATTTTGAATTGAACTCGAATGAGTATTGTTGTTTCCCGCATATGTGGAAGTCCATGCCTGTTAGGGTAACGTCCCAAATCGGCGATGTTATCAACTCTCCATTCATAGCCGGGAAATGATCGTCTTCTTGCATTTTAATGGCTTCCTCTATTGCGCTGTTGACTCTATGGACTGTGTCAGCCCGATAAAGGTCTTGTATGGAGTATGCCCTGTCTTCCCTCATCAAGATAGATTCATCCATTGGCTTGATGAACAGGAACGATTTTGAGTCTTCGTGTACTCCGTACTTCTTGCTCTTCTCAAAATCTTTGGCTCTCTTGAACCTCATTGGAGCAAAATCTACATCTCCTATATTATATGCGTGCTCCATGTCGACAATTTGCTCGGCATTAAATTTCTCCGCTAATTCTGTCTCTATTGGATCTTTGTCTCCAGCGATTCTGGCACCGTTTGGCATAGTTCCTGTCACGACCCTCATGCCCATTACTCCTCTCTTACCCTCCTGAACATATCTTCCATTGATCTTTCTGAGGAAGTCTCCAAACCAGTTGAAACTATTATCTTCTGCAATGTCTGTATCTATTACGGTTAGGTATGTCCTCTTAAAAACCTTCTTAACGAAATGGAACTTGCCCTTTGATTCAATCTTGAGGTATCTTGGTATCTGAGAATAACGTAGCCAGATAGATTTGGGGTCTCTTTCCATGTTTGTGGATCTGACAGAGATTCTCTTAGTTGAGTATTTTGCCCATCGTATAACGTCCCGATAGTTCATCGTGGATGTAAGCATTTTTGAGCCTAAAACTCCTTTTGGTAAGACTGAGCGCATCATTTCGCAGAATATGTCTTGTCGAGAATAATCTCTGAGAATCTTATCATTAAGGGATAGATTAGGGCTCGAAATCGGTCGCTGCTTGTAAGCGTCGGCAGGTCCAGCATATATAAACTGTGTGAAGAAACCCGTTGATACAGCGTTGGTGGCAGTGTCAACCACGACCAACGGGTGCTGATACGGTCTACCGCTTCCTCTTGTGAGCATGGATATACGACCGTTGCTGTTGGTGTATGTTCCATTGCCAAATGGCAGACGATAATTGCCTGGTTCTGTGCAGAATAGGGAGCCGACCACATAGAGGTGCCATCCTTGGCTAAGTTGGCTGAAGGGATTTTCCGGCAAGTAGTAGTGAACGTCGACACATAAAATGTGACTAGTCATACCTTGTGGCTCATCCTTTTCATCGCTAACACCTCTCAAGAAGTCTCTTATAGGGATGCATTCTACTGCAGCAACATTGTTGTTCCTATCCCTTATTTGGCGTCTCAGATCTTCTATAGTAATGTTCAAGTTCCTTATCTGAAACGCTAGCTCCATCGATCTGTTATTGCGTACTCTCCTCTCATCAGCATTTCGAAACTCCTCTCTAAGCCTGAGAGCTCGCTCATCTGCTAAGGCATTTTGGGCTTGAATCCTTGCTCTTCTTTCTCTCTGAATGACTTGTATGGCTTCTTGTATGCGTCTGTGATTATTCTGTCTTTCAATGGCGTTTCTAGCGGTTAGTCTGGATGTGACTTCTTGGTCTATGTTGCCGTGTAGTCGCTCTATCTCCTCAAGATATCTAATAGACAAGGCACGGAGGTCACGAATTTGCTTTTGCTGGTCTACTATTTGATTGCCACTAGTCTGTCTTTCTCTCTCTAGGGCAGTTCTGGCTTGATGCTCAGATCTCCGCAATTCCTCTGCTCGGTCTCTCAATTGACGAAGTTCTCTTTCGTATTGGTTGCACGCCCTTGTGAGTTCGTTTGCCGAAAGAATGGTAAGCTCTTGGCAAGATGTTTGCATGTTTGAGACTAGCTGTGCGATTCTCCTGATAGCAGGAAGCTCGTTGGATATGTCGTTATCATTCCTTAACCTGGTCAGGACATGGTCTATTCTATCTCGAAC